AATTCCGATGCTTCGAATGGCATTGGATGCCCGTGACGCTGGAAATAGTTATAACTGCTACCAGCCGGCGCTGCTCCTCCTGCTACGGCTTGTTTGCCACTGACATCAACTTGCGGAGACGGCATTCCCTCCGCTCTGCCTTGTTCGCTGTCTGGCGCCGGCGGTGTTGTTGTCACAGTGCCATCAGGCTTTGTTATTGTCTTACTGCCATCCGGCGCAGTTGTCGTCTTGGTGCCGTCCGCATCCGTTGTTGTGGTCGCCTCGCCTTGAGCTCGGCCAGCGCGGCCGGGACGGAAGCCACCACCGCCCGCCTGTAACGCACCACCATGCGCGCCACCAAACCCGCCAGTAGGGTCAGCCGTCAAGCCTCCATACATGTCCTTTAGTATGCGGTCGATATCCTGCAACGCCTTGTTGCCGGCCTTTGTATTGTCTTGCTTCTCTTGTTGATGCTCTTGAGCTTCTGCCGGCGTCCCCCAGCCAAGCCAATCCCACGCCGATGGCATCTTGGTATTACTCGCCTTCTGCAACAATTCTTTCGCCTTCTCATACAAGGATTTCAGTGCCTCGAAATCCTTGATGTCCTGTGCAATCGTCTTCGTCACCAAATCCCATTCGGCATTCATCCAATCGCTGAATGCGTGGCTACCTTTAGTCTGCGCATTCACGTCGCCCCAAAACTTGTTGATGTCCGTCAAAGCGTGATCGGCAAATATATTCCATTCATTTTCCATACGACGAAAGAAAAGAACCTTGTTGATCATGTATTGTTGTGAAGCAGCTTCGTTTGCCTGATAACGCTCGCCAAGCCTCGCGTTAATTTCCTTTTGAAATTCCTCAAAATGCGCAAGCAACGCTTGCGGCCAACCGAACACTTCCGAAAGATAAGCTTGAGCTCGCGGAGTTTGCTTTTGATAAAACTGCAGTATCTCTTCGATAGCCGCTGTATAATCGCCGGCGTTGACCTTCGCCAGTAACTGCCGAGCTTCCTTCTCACCCGCCGGTCCCATCTTGGCAAGGTCTTGATATAGCGGACTGCTCTCACGGAATGTTTGCAGCTGTTGAAGCTTACCAGTCAATCCGCTGATATACTTGTCGGCTTGCTCGGTTTTGATGCCCATCGCGTCCATGGCATCACGCATGCTCTCAATTTCTTCGGTCGCAAGATTGACATTCTCGCCGAAGAATTTCAGCTGCGTTGTACTTGTAGCAAATTCATTGATGCCATCGCCGATTTGTTTGATCGTTTCGACAACGCCACCAACGCCAAGCAAGTCCTTACCAAAATCGAGAATAGTTTCGCCAACCTCCTTGAAATGGCGAAGCCCTTCGCGAGCAGATGCCGTCATTCCCTCGTTTGACTTGCGTATTTTGTCAACAGTACCCGAATGAGCTTCGCCGGCTTCCTTGGCCAGCTTGTTCATCTCCTTCAACTGCTTTCCAATATTTTGCAGTTGTGGAGTAATGCTATCCTTTAGAGCTATCTCGAATTCGGTTCGCTGATCAACCATTGTCGGGCGGAGCTCTAAGTTGCTGCAGGCGATCCGTCATCAGCAAATGACGAATAACCACGCTGACAGGCTTGGCTAGGAAAACGTCCGGATCGATCTTGTATTCGAAAGCTAACCGGTAGCAATCGAGAATGATATCTTCGATAGGTCCGGCAGAAAAAAACCCGTCACCATGAGAGCCGCCGTCTCCCAATCCTTCGCAGTCAAACTGTTGATCGTTGAAGGCGGCACAACAGCCAACCGTGCCAACATCGCTGACATGGCTTTCGCGTCATAAGTGATCTTTGGCGGGTCTTGCGAAAAATCGACTTCGACGGGATTACCACAATGAGCAATGTCGGCACCAGTCGGTTCGCGAAAATGCAATTCCAAAGTCTCCTCGCCGTTCGCGATCACCGGCTTTGTCAAAGTGACTTTGGCCACGTTAACGGCAGCGCCGTTAAGCTTCTCAACCATGACTTACCCTCCCGATTTAGCCGCGATCAAATTTCGTCGCAGCTGACACCTTCGAACCTGACACGGCCTTGACCTTCCCGCGTATTCAATTCGAAAGCCGAACGTGTCCACGCTTCGCGCAGCACGTATGTCTTGCCGTTCGCTAGCTCCGCTGTCACGGTGCTATTAACGATCCCTTCCATTGCTGTCCAACTCAGCGTTGGAATAGTCGAAATGTCACCTTCGATGAATGGCACACGTGGCATCTCGCTGAAACCATGCACGTAGTCTTGACCCGATATACCTGCTCGTTCCAATGACGACGGGCTTACAGTGAAGTTGCCGCGAAGTGGATAGATGCCACCATCCACTTTTAACCACGCGGTGCCGGCAATTCGTTGCGCCAATTTACCCTCCTATTGTTATGCCAAAGCAATTTGCTGGGCGGCTGCTGTGCTATTGATGCCAACCATCTCATCTGACATCAACCGGAATTGCGCAAGCACAGCGAACATCCTCAAACCCGAAATCAGGTTTGGCGGATACAGCACATTGACCCTTGTTGGATCAGTGCTATCTCGCTCAACGATCAGGTTGTTGACGAAGGTGTCCACGTCTTCAACCAAGCCGTTGAATTCATCGATGCGATATTGCGCCACCAATTCCGCAGCGATTGATTTCGGAGTGACGATGGCCTGACCGGGACCAAACAACGTCCCATCGTCGGCAATCTTGTGCCGCGGCCATTTGTTCGTGACCGCCGCGCGCTGATTTCGCAGAAGCTTCGCCAACGTCGCCAGCGTCGTCGCATCGGTATAGGCGATATCTTCGAAGCCATAGCTGTTGAGCTGATAGGTTGTCGTTTCCCGCGAAATCATCGGAGTATTGCCGGCCACCGTCCGCTGTGTTCCCATGCCCGTCAGCGCCAACGAATTGAGCTCGGACATGATAAATCGCTGATGCAGGGGAGCCGGGAGGATGCCCGTCAATTGGAGGGTTTGGAGAGGGCGGGCCGGGTCATCAGTGAAGCCACGGGCTGCTTTCCCCGTATACGCCGCGGCCCATTCCCATACCGGGGACGGCGAAGCCTGCTCGATGGAAAGAATGGATGTTTGCGGACAATTCCGTGAGGCGCCGAACGTGAGCAGGTTGGCGTATGTGTCACGCTTGGCCGACCATATCGAACCGAAGAGCTGGCGCATCCAGCCCCAGCGACCGCTATCGGTGAAGCCGAATTCTGTCTCCCAAGCGAGCAACGTAGTGCTGTCGGTAAACGGGAGGCAAACGAATTCGGCTGCCATCTCACCCATGTTTGCAATCGCGTTGTCGAACAGCGGAGTGCCGGCACCGCCAGTCAACGTCGCGCCGCTGTAGGTCAACGTCAAACCCTGCGGCAATTGCTCACCACCCGGTCCGTTGTAATAGGTATCAAGCATCGTGATGTCGTCGCCAACGATGCCCTTGAATTTTGCTTTGACTGTCACCGCCGCAGCCGTGACCGTCGATGTCACGCAAAGATCACCGCTGACATTGGCATTGATGCCGGCGTTGATGTTGATCGCCACATCATCAATCGTATCGTCGGCCGCGACGAAAACCTGTATGTGCTTGCCGCCGATGTACAAATCGAGGATACCGGCTTGCGTCGGAGGCGTCGCCACCGTGATCGTACCTGTCGCTTGCGATCCTGTCGGATCAGCCACCGGAAGGCACCAGCACTCTTGCGAGGCATTCACCTTGAAGAATGCTCTGGCCACGGCTGCAAGATGCGAACCTTGACCGAACAGACTATCGGCTAGCGAAGGTGATTGACACGGCACCGGAACATCCGCCGTAGCTGTACCAGTAGAAAGCATCTGACCGACGAGCAATGCCGGCAGCGCATAGATCGGCTGACCAGCCATTGAGCTGTCGATTTCGACCCAATATAGCGGTTGCCGCCAATTGGAAGGTATGTTGTTAAACGAGATAGGCATTGCTCATCTCCATTGGTTACGAGGCACTTTCATCGTGACGATGGTGCCTTTGATGTGTCGCTTTCTTGCTGTCTTCCACGACAACATCACCGTCCTTGATGCGTCGCTTCGTGAAAGCATCATCAGGCCAATTGACTGATGTGCTTGTGTCGGCGAAGCCGACTTTCGTCAATGGATGCTTGAGGACTTTTGCATATTCCTCATTCTTGCAGATCACTCTAACCATTGCTGTCATCTCCTATCATGTCCACATCGTACACGGAGAAGATATGCTGATTGTCCGTGTCGCCGGGCGGATGCACGGTTTCGACGTGAACCACTTCAAGCATGTTCTCCACATACGGCTCGTATTCGATTGCACCTAAACTGCAGAACAATTCAAGCCGCAGCTCGCCATAAGGTGTCTCATTGTTCTGTAAGCCTGTCACACCATAGAAGTGCGAGCGGCTGCCGCGTGTGAAGCCCTGAATGACATAACCGTTTTGCGGTTGGATGCGCGGATCAAACGCTTTCGTGCGAATGAAAGTCGGATCACGCAAGAGGCCATCCATGATATATTGATAAGCGTCATCTAATCGGTCTTCCAACTTGTCCGGATCGTTGTTGATCAACATCACGCTGAAGCCAAGACGCACGACGGATTGAAAGCGGACTTCGCCAGCGTCGTAATCTCCATCCGGCCCCAACTGCTCATTGAGAAAATAAACGCTACAATATGGCATCATATTGGGCATCACCTTCAAGACGTGGCTACGCTTGAACGTGAAGCCTTGAAAGAATGTCAATGCCTGTATCTTCGCCAAAGCGTTGTCGCGGACTTGGAACGCAATCGATCTTTGGACGGTCCGAACGTGAGGAATTTTTCCGTGAATGCGAAGTTGAGCGGCGGCGCTTTGAGCAGGATTGGTCATGGCTTAGGCAATGTCCATCGTCGTAGCGTCAGTGTCGTTTCACCGCCGCCATTGGTTTCGGTTGCATTGACTTCCCACCATCCTTGCGACTTCATCGCGCCGACATCATCAGGAATGAACAAACGATCCTGTTGCGTCGGCAAAATCGAAAACTCGGCTTCCAGAATATCCAAGATCGTCCGTTGCTCGGAAACGTCCGAACCATCCATGGCAATGATATCGATTGCAACCGTGCCAAAGATGCCGCGACCATTATAGCTCGGCACTCCCGGCTGGCTCGAAACTGGATAGAACGTCACCGGCCGCGCCCACATGTTATAATTCATCAAATAGACCGCGGTCGAATAATCAACGCCCATTGCTATTGCTCCTTGAAGACATCGGAGAAAGCAGAACCGGCGTTTTTCGAAATCAATTGCGCTTTATCCGGGGCTTTCTTAATTGCAAATCGCTTCACGCCTGATCTGGCGCGTCTGATCTTGGAAAACTTCCGCATGCCTTGTTTGCGCTGA